AGCGTAGGTGATGAAATAGAACTCCATGCCTCAAGTCGCACATAAGGCGTAGCAGTGCCAATCCCCACATTACCAGACGCATCAATCACAAACGGCGAAGCGTCAGGATTAGCACTATCCTCAACCAACAAAGCGTTTCCTGCGCCAACTTGTGTAACTCGTAGCGCAGCGTTTGCGGAGTTGTCAGAAATAATTGCATTGCCCGTGTTTGTCAGCGTTGTGCCGTTAAACGTCAGATTGGCAGAGTCTTTCAACAGACCGCCAGTCCCCGCATAGGTCACTCTCCCTGACGTTAAACCTGTGTCAGTTAACGTAGTAAACGCACCAGTTGACGGAGTGGTTGCGCCAATAGGTGTGTTGTCAATTGACCCACCAGTAATAACCGTGTTGCCTGAGCTTGGTGCAATCGCTCTTAAACTCATAATCCTTCCCCTGGTGTAATCTCAAACGCACCAACAGCATCCGCTTTAAACCATGCGTTCGCAGGTAGACCCCCAAATACTTCTACTGAAAAAGGCAACATACCAATAGTTTGCGCCGATGGTGTACCTGCAATTGGTGCGGTCACTGTAATCGTTTGCACAGCATTGTTTGGTTGTGGTGCTTTAAAAGTAAAATATTGCGTTGTACCAAGCATATTTTTAACACGATAGCTTGTAGGGTCTGTGTTGTTTGATGTAGAAACTTGCACCGCAGTCGTGCCAACTAAAACAGTTGACCCAAATGGTGAAAACGCACTTGTAAAAGCCATGATAATCCTTTTTTAAGAAAAAAAGCCACCCAATTTACTGAGTGGCTTTCTTAACGTTTTGACTACTTAATTAAACGTCAAATCGTAGCCATAAACAAACACATCACAAGTTGCCGCAGCACCTTGGGCAGTCGCTACGTTAAAGTAGAGATTTTGCCCTGCTTGAGCTGCTGTACTTGCTACCGTTCGTTGCGACACAACAGATGCCGCTGTACAAGCCGACAACGCTGCGTTTGCAACAATGCCTGTACCACCCGCAGAAGGGGCAGTAAACAGCCCCGCAGCAGCAGTTGAGAGGCTTACGCTTGCATTAGTAACAATCACGTTAGAAACGCTGTAGCTAGTGGTGTTGATGATAGGTAAAACGGTATCGCCAAGAACGTTAACGTTAACGCTTTGAAATGAAGCAAGCAAACGAATTGCTTGGTTAGTACCCGCAACCTGTGGATGCGAGCTGATGGTAACTGCTGGGCCTGGATTCGCCATGATAATTTCCTTTAAGTTTTTAGATTAACGGGGGGCTATTAACCCCCCACTAAATTAGGCTGCGACTCGGCAGGCCAGTTCTGGATACAGGGGCGCCCAGCCGTACAGTACATCTAAACGAGTCGGGATTGAATCGTTGTTGATGGTGTACTGACGAACGACACGGATCGAAAGCCCTAGCTCTTTATCAGAGGCACGACCTGCGAAATGCACACCGTCGGGCAGCTCAAGATCGGCACAAGCCAAAGTGAAAGCATTTTTGTGCATCACAATATTTTGTGGCGAAACCGTACCAGACTTATTAAAGAAAGTAATGGCAGCAGTTGCTGAAGTTGATGGGATTGAAACGTTTTGGAATTGACCGCCAGTAATAACAGCAGGTGAAACCACCACGTTAAACGTTGCGCCAGTACCTGATGCAGCAGTAGTCACAACAAAGCTGCGTAGCTTGTTTGTGCCGTATGCAGCACGGTTCTGTGGGTTGACAGCAAAGACACCAGCAATTTGAATGGTATCGCCAACGTTCAAGCTGACAGCACCAGTTGAAGTAATGCTGATAGTTGATGTTGATGCCCAGCCGCTAGTCAGGAAACCAGTTGCAGTAGTAGTCGCAACAGTAGCCGTACCTGCAAAGTTACCGTAGGTTTGGTTGACCACGTTCTGATCCATAAACCAGTTCATGCCACCTGAATCACGACCCATCATGCCTTTCTTGTACTGATCGGCAATCACGTTCGATGGAACAAACAAGCCCTTGAGCGAGTCAACAATCGAAGCTGAAGTAAATGGTTCAATAATGCAAGCACGCTTACCATCACGGGGTGCGCCTTCGCTGTCCAGATAAGCCTGTGCAGTCAAAAAGGTAAGCAAAGCGTTAGGAGTTGTACCAGCAGTACCAACAGTATTGGCTGTGGCGTTTTTAGCCATAGTCAGACCATCAGCATCGACCTTATTGGCAATCGCTGCAATAGCAGGTTTAAGCACACGATCCGAAAATGAATCTAGGCTCAATGCCAAGTCTTGAGTCGTAAACTGTGTATCAACGTGAAACTGTGTTGACAAGGTAACAGGCACAGAGGTTTCGTTGAAATCTTCAACGTTTAGAGCTGGGCCAGTAGTACCGATGAAACGACCAGGCTTACGAACGTTAACGGTGTTACCGATTTTTGCGCCGACAACAGCGAATTGCTCGTCATACTTGCGCTCGACTTGACCTGTAAAAGTCAATTCGTTTTCGAGAACCATCAAGGCTTCGTTGGTAATTTTGCTAATGGTGAGTAGGGTATTACTCATGATTTATATCCTTTAACCAAAAATTAGATTTTCCATTACCGAATTTTCCCCGCTTTTCTGGCTTCACGCCATTGGCTATACGTTCCGTGAAACTCACCATCGCTGCCGACCGTGGTATCCATCGAACCGCCCGTAGCCCGCAAAGGGTTAATCGGTGCTGGTGCTTTAGACCGCACAACAGATTTAGTTTCGGTTTTATCTGACTTAGTTTCAGCCTTTTCAAACCTAGCTTCTAGTTTCCCAATCTCTCGCAATGCGCTAATTACCGTCATCTTCGACAGCTTTTCAGCGTAATCAGGATTCTCAGCAAGGTGATACAAGATTCTTGGGCCTGTATCACTTTCTAAAAGAGCATCACGCACTTGGTCTGAAACCATTACGTCTGATGACTCAATCATGTCCTGATAATCCGGTAGTTCTTTCTTAGTAGTTTCTAGCCGATCATTCCAAACCTCAATTAGTTTGTCATGCTCTGCCTGATACTTCTTTTCAAGTTCTACTCGATCACGATTCTTTAACGCCTGTTCAGCAGAATATTCAGCTAACGCTCTTGCATATTCAAAAGCATCGTTGAATTGCTCCGGTTTTGGTTCTTCGTCTTGCGTCTCAACCCGTTGTTGTGGTTGTCCACGCCGTTCTAGTTCCGCTACCTTTGCCTCTAAAGATTCCCTAGCTTCACGTTCACGCTTCGCTTCTTCACGGGCTTGTTCACGTTGCTTGGTAATCTCAGAAAACCGCTTTTCAAGTTTAGGATTCTGTTTACCTGTTTTAGCTTCGTCCTCGGACTTCGGTTCACTCTGTTCCGGTGCTTGATCTGGCTCTGAATTATCAGCCACAGTATCTGCACGGTCAGCTAAACCTAATTTCTGTGCCGTAAACTCTGCAATATTTTCACTCGTTACTAATGTTCCTGCTTCACGACTATCTGACATGGTTTTATCCAAGAATTAACCCAGTTGTGTCTAACTGGTAAGATAAGCTAATAATAATCCAACTATATTAAAAGTCAACGTTGAATAAATGGGTTTGCGCCTTGGTGTATCTCACCTTCGGAAAATCTGTATATTTGATTGGTTTCAGCATCACGGCGTGCAATCTCACCCTGTAACTGTTCAGTATCCATCTTAGCCAGTAGCATTTTGGTATATGAATCAAGCTCGGCTTTATTCTGAGAAACCATTGCGTCCATAATATGTTGATTAACTTTTGCTTCGTTAATCGTCTCAGTATTGTACGCTCGCCCTGTCATATCCATTAATTTGCGCTTGGTTTCGCCTTCCTGTTGCATTGCAACAACATCTGAGCGACTTTGAATAATCATTTGCATTTGCTGGATCTGTTGATTCATTTGATCCATTGCTTGCTTAGACTGCGCTAGTTGCATCTGCACTTGTGGCGGTATATCTGATTTCTCATCTAAATTAGCCAATGGGTTAGACGCTGCCAAACGATCAGCAATAATATCTGCACCAGGGAAGTCCATGTTCCTAAAGATCAAATCGCCTGCCACTTTCATCAAGTCTGGGCTTGCAGCAAGTAACGGCATCATGTTAGCAACAGCTTCTTGACGCTTGGAGTTGTAGCCTGGTCCTGTCTCCATCACAACGTCATATTCGCCAACCGTTACGTCATTGAGAATTTTAGTCACGCCTGCATCGTCAACGGTGCGTTGGTTTAGCACCACTAATTCAGGCTGATTATCGTATCCAATGATCCGCATTACTCGTTCGTGATCGTAAATTTTTGGGATTAAATCAAGCAGAATCTTGCCTGCATAGCGGATTGAACGGGTCAGATTGTCAAAGTAATGGAAGTTAGTCAGATCAATCTGTTGCTGCTGACCATTGATAGCTTTGCCCGACAGGTTGCCACTAGGCATCTGATTAGGGTCAAAAATACCTAATACAGCCTGCAAATCATTATTGATTGAATCACTTGCAGCAAGAATCCCCGCTGGTGGTGGTTCAGGCTGTAGTCGTATTGGTGCAGGTGCAGGTACACCTTCAATGTCTTTTTGCTTGTATCGCAGCACAGGACTCGACTTGATATTAGCCGATGCCCATTCCATTTCGTGACCTTCGTCTTGACCTTCAGCCATAACCCACTTAGCTTTGGGGGCGAGTGCGACAGATTCAGTAATAGACGTTTGCCAAAAGTTCAACATCCTCTGCGGGTCTTTAGCGTTCCGCACCAAGCCGTACTTCTTACGCTTAGATTCGATGACCAGCTGCTGACCGTAAACAGGCACAATAGGAATGTACTTGCCAGGCCATGTGCGTTCTTCTAAAACCTCCATAGCTGTCAATTTGCACCATTTAATTTGCTTACGCATCGAATCACGTTCGCCGACAATGGTAATGCCTGCCATAGCGAGAATTTGTTTATCAGGCAGCTCATCCTCATAAAGGGTTGTCCCGTCTGATAATTGAAGTAATTTCGCTGCTTTACGCTCAGTATAAAAGTATTCGGCAATGCGAATATCATCCTTCATAATCCATTCAGCGGAATCGTCACCAGTTCCACGCAAGGTAAAGTTACCAAGATCGGCATCTGGATACATTTCCTCAAATATTTTCTTTTCTAAGACCGTTGTAATTAGGCAACGATCAGCGTCTGAACCATCAGGTAGGATTGAATTAGGGTCGAAATAGACTGTAAACGGGTTATCAATCGGGCGAATATAAATTTCTTGGTCGAATGAATCATCACGAATATAGTCAGTAATCACTCGAAAGTAGCCCCAACCCATGCGTACAGAGTAATCAAAAGCCGTATCGTAAGCCTGATCTGCGTCTGAGTTCACCTCAATGTGACGGATCACGCCTGTCAAGATTTCCGCTAATTTTTCGTTAGAGCTAGTGTTTGTGCCGTGAACCTTGATGCGTGGGCGAGCTTGCCGCTGTTGATTTGTCACCTGTCGAATGTACGGATCAATCTTATTGATTGTCAGACATGGGCGAGCTTCAAGGTTGCGACTGTTTTGAATCTCTGTGGGCCATTGATCGCCAGAGGCAAACTTTAAATCTTCTAGTGCTTCGCTACGATTCGATTGATCTGCATCTGTAGTCAGGCGCAGGAATTTCATTGCTTCGGCAATGCGTGGGTCGTTTTCGTTGTCCATCATCCCATCCAGCTTGCAGGTAATTGATACGTTGTCTGTTTCTTAATCTTGCGTGGTTCATTGACTACTAAGCCAATATAACGAAATGCGTCTGCGCCGTGCGAATAATTATCGTGCAACGGCGATTTACTAAACATTTTAGTGTCTGGGTCTACATCATAACGATAGTGCCGCAGACATTGTAGTCCTTCGGCACATTCCTCACGGTCAAAGTAGCACTTGGGAAATATCGTTCTAGCTGCGTTAATGCTATCAGAAACAGGCACTTTTGAGGTGATTTGTACCTTATAACCCGCAGCTCGCACAATTTCCTCAATGCTGCGACCATTAGCCGCTAGTGTTTTGTTCTGTGCATCATGCGGCAACCATAATGTGTCATACACATAACCATAGGTTTGCATCACAGACAGGTAATGGCTGATCGTGCGCTGATTATCTTCAATATATCGGATCAAATGGATTTCCATGCCAATAAACTGAATAAACCAAATAGCCGTAGCATCTGCCCAACCTAAGTCAAAAATGGCATGGACAGGCTTGGCAGGATCGTATGGCACTCGCATGATACGACCTTCAAGATCAGCCGATTGCATCTCTCTTGCGAATACCGCACCGTCTACCGTCTGTCTGCAAACACCTTCCCAGACCGTGTTATATGACTCGATGTCACGCTCTTTTAGCGCATCTTTCTCAAGTCTGAGCGTTTCAGGAAACCAAGGATTGTCCGACCAGTTGATCTTTTCGATCACGCAGTCTTTAGGAGGATGGGCAACAAATCGCTGAAACGTATCGTCGGTTTCTAGCTCTGGATTAAAAGTTACCCATATTTCAGATTGTTCTTTACGGATCGTTGGAATCACTACATTCCAACTAGTTTTTGATACAGTCTGCGCTTCCTCAACCCAACAAATATCAATTCCTTCAAAGGATTTAACGTTTGATATATTGTTCTTTAACCCGACAAAAAAGAATTCTGAGCCGTTTTTACCTTTGATGGATGCCTGGGTGATCTCATAGAACCCATCTAGTCCCAAGTCGCTAATCTGATCCGATAACAGTTTATGCACCGAATCTTTGATTGAGGTTTGATATTCACGGGCGCAAAGTATGCGTAACTGATCACGGGCCGCAAGGATTAGTAATGCTCTAGCCACGCCCCAAGACTTTGCACCGCCTCGACCACCGAATAAAACCCGATAACGTGAATGTGGAGGATCGAATAAGCAACTTAGTTTCTCAGGAAACTTAGCCTTCGCTACTACTGCTGCTAATGTCATTTGGTTTCACAAAAGATACTTGAATGCCAGTTAACAATGGTGCGCCATCTGCGCCTGTAATCTCTTGCTTGGTTGATTCTCTGTAAGTCTTTGGAAAGCGTGCAGCCATTGATCTTGACCACAAAGACGCATTTAACTTGGGCGAATCTTTATCTTCAATCATGTGCGTTTGGCACATATCTTCCCACCAAGCCTGCGAGTATTCTTTAGAATCAGCCATGGCGTGCATAAATTCTTCATGTTCGTCTCGCCATTTGAACATTACTCTAGTGGATAACCCTAATTCTTTAGCAATTTGCTCGACTGACTTGCCTAGTTTTCCAAGCTCGATCACCTGCTCACAAAAGGCAGGATCATACTTGCCTGGTCTACCTACTGGATTAGTCATTCATTAGCCATTGAATCAGAGTTAGCTTCTTCTTGGTCAATATCATCTTGTGTTTCAGGGTTATCGACCACAGCGTTATATTCGTTTAAAAGGCTGTCGGGAACGCCAGGCTGCTTTAGCAAGGTTAATATATCCTGATTTAACTCACTCACGGTCTGTGGTGATGGATAAGGTAGATAAATATTTGCATCCATTAACATTTCCATCTTTTGAGTGATGCTTTTGCACGTTCACC